GCCACTTTATACCACTAACTTTATTTCCCTATAAAATTTTTATAAAATCTAGCTATGCCACCATACTCAAAATATGACGACCACAAGGCCAATATGGCAGCTCGCCAAGCCAAGCAGAGCAAAGAAGGTCGCGACATTGCTGCCAAGATTCCAAGTGAGCCGGAGGACCCTGAGCGGCGCGCAAAGTGTGAGGCAAACTTTCAGCTGTGGCTTACCACATATTTCCCTGAGCGCTTCTTTATGGACTTTTCACCGGATCACGTGACGGTTGTTAAAGAGATGGAGCGGGTAATTCGCTTCGGTGGAAGTATGGCGCTGGCAATGCCTCGCGGAACAGGCAAGACGACGCTGTGCGAGTGCGCGGTTGTGTTTGCTGCCCTTGGAGGCTTCCACCAATACACGATGCTTATCGGTGCCGACAGTGGCGCAGCGCTGCAGAGCTTGGAAAACATAAAGCAGGAAATGGAATACAACGACCTTCTCTTTGCTGATTACCCGCTTGAGCTTGGACCGTTCCGGATGCTGGAAGGTATTGCAGCGCGGGCGAAAGGGCAGCTGTACCAAGGGAAGCGCACCGGCGTAAAGTTCACCAAAGACGAGGTGCTTTTTGGTAACATTGAGGGCAGCGCAACCAATGGATCACTTTTCAAGGTTGCGGGTATTACTGGCCGGATTCGGGGAGCGAAGCACGGCGTTGTTCGCCCTACGCTGGCGGTTGTGGATGATTGCCAGACAGAAGAGAGCGCCAAGAGCCACTTGCAGACAGAGCAGCGGCTGAAAATCCTGCGCAAGGCTGTGATGGGATTGGCGGGACCGAGCAAAAAGACAAGCGTGCTTTTCCCTTGCACAATCATCGAAAAGGGCGATATGGCGCACCAAGTTCTTGATAGGGAAAAATGCCCAGAATTTAAAGGGATTGTCGCCAAGCTTGTATATGAATGGCCCGACAATGAAAAGATGTGGGAGCGTTATGCGGAGCTTTGGAAGCAGGATTTAATTGATGGGAATGATTTGCTGCCACGGGCGACGGAATTCTACCGCAAGAACCAAAAAAAGATGGACAAGGGCGCAAGGGTAGCGTGGGAAGAGCGAAAAGAAGAGTGGGAAGTTTCCGCCCTTCAGAATGCGTACAATTTGCGGTTGCGAGTTGGCGATGATGCGTTTTTCTCCGAGTACCAGAACGCACCGAGAGCCGGAGATGATGACCCGAACAACATTACAATCCCTGAGCTGCAGTTTAACAATCGAAAGCGCGGGATTGTGCCGGAGCGATACAGTCGTGTTTTTGTGGGCGTGGACGTCCAGAAAGCATATATCGTTTATGTGGTTTTGGCAGTTTCTGACGACTTTGATATTGCAGTGATCGAATATGGCACGTATCCTGATCAGGGTAAAGAATTTACGCGCCGAAAGTGCCAAGAGACGCTTGAGCAGCGTTTCGCAGGCTGTGGCGAAGATGGTGCCTTGCTGCGCGGTATGGTCCAGTTTATCAATTTCATCAAGCAACGAGTGTACAAGAAAGAGGACACTGAAACAGAATTGAAAGCAGAGAAAGTGATGATTGATGCAGGTTGGAAGATGGGGATGATTGCGGAAGCGATTCGGCAAACAGATTCACGCCAGCTCTGCCACTTGATTAAAGGTAAATCAATCAGAGCGCAGGATAAGCCGTTGAGCGAGTACAATAAGGGCAACGGCTACCGGTTTGGAGACTTCTGGTATATCCCGCCCGCGCATGTTGGCAAGCTGCCGCTGTGCTTGGTTGACGGCAATGGTGCCAAGACCTTCCTACAACACCGTATGACGGTTCCAGACGTTGAGAGTGGAAGCTTTGTGGTCCACGGGCAACGTCGGCACCACGCCCTTTTTGCGGCGCAGATGGGCGCAGAATACGGCGTAAAGGTGACAGCGAAAGAGCGGAGCGTGTACCAGTGGGAGCTAAAGGCGGGAGCGCCTGACAATGATTTTTTTGATGCGGTCGTATATGCCATTGCGGGTGCATCAATGGGCGGTTGTAAGCTTAAAGACAAGTTAGCAACCAAGAAAAAGAAAATAGTAGCAGCAGGAAGAGCAAAGAGCCGGTTTGTAAGTGGCAACGGATTCGGCGGCGGTCGCTCTTTTGGCTTCGGAAGAAGGTAGACAAAATGAAGAGTGAAGGACATAACCGCGCGCACGTAGGATCACAAGACCGGTACCTAAAAGGCACAAGAGAGATCGCGGATTTTCTTGATGTAAGCGAGCGCACCGTATACCGGCTGCGGGACAAGCACGGGTTGCCAGTTCGGAAGGTTGGCGGGCGTCTTGAGGGCAAAGTGAGCAAGGTTCGCGACTGGCGCGACGGCAAGTAAACAGCAACAAAACCAAGGGAAAAACGATGAGTAAACACTGGGATTTAATCGACAAGGGCGCGCTCTGCAAGGTAATTGATGTGAATATGGACAAATATCCGGAGGGTTTTCCGATTCATTTGCTGTTTGACGCCCACCAAGACAACCCAAAGGCCGACAGGGCGATGATGCAGCGGCATTTACGCGAGATCTGCAACGCTGGAGGCGCTGTATTGATCGGAGGCGACTTTTACTGTGCGATGCAGGGTAAGTATGACAAAAGAGCCTGTAAAAGCTCTGTGCGCCCTGAAAATCAGTCTGGAGAGTATCTGGACACTCTGGTAACTGGCGGACAGAAGCAGTTGGCGAATTGGGTGGACAATATTGCAGTTTTTGGCTACGGAAACCACGAAACCAGCATTTTGCGGCACCAAGAGACGGATTTGATCAAGCGCACGGCGCACCGGCTTGGCTGCATGGACGCACTTGGCGCGTATGGCGGTTGGTTGGTAGTCAAGATGCGCAGCAATGGGCGGGTACGCGCTACATACAAGATCCGCTACTTCCACGGCAGCGGTGGGGGAGGACCAGTTACCAAGGGCGTGATCCAGACAAACCGGCGGCAGTGTATATATTCTGATGTTGATGCGGTCGTAACTGGTCACGTTCACGAAGATTGGGCGGTAACAATCCCAACCGAGTCAATGAACCACAAGACCGGTGAGCAGATTATTCGCGAGGTCCTGCATGTATGTACTCCGACCTACAAAGAAGAGTACAAGGGCGCTCGCAAAGGCTGGCACATTGAGCGAGGCGCAGCGCCTAAGCCGGTCGGTAGCACGGCGCTGATTCTGGAGCTGCGGCGCAACAGCTCAGAGCAGCGCGGATACAAGGCATTTGCAGACACAAGGAAGCTCCGATGAAAGACCAAATCAATCCAAGGCACTACACGTCACATCCGAGCGGCGTAGAGTGCATTCAGGTGACCGAGCATTACGACTTTTGCACCGGTAACGCAATGAAGTATCTATGGCGCGCAGGGCTGAAGACGGAGGGCGGAGAAGGTCACATCGACGCCCAGATACGGGACCTAAAAAAGGCGGAATGGTATATCAACCGGAAGATTCGGGCGCTTGAGTCCCAAAAGCTAGAGCGCACGCTACAGGGGAATTCCTGATGACGTACGCTCTAGCGTTAGTGTTGGGGGCGGTGCTGCTTTTTGCAGTATTTGCCCTTTATGATTGGTTTAGGGGCGGTTAACCTTGAGGAAGTCCGTCACCTCGCCTCTGATGTGCGGTGATGCATCGGCGTGGCGGTATGCGTACTCAATAACGTAGCCGTTGTTGGCTGGATCTTGAAGGACAAGGCTGAGCTGCAGGCGCTCGTTCGCCAAGTGATTTACCAGAGCCGGAAGGTTGATGGCTTCTAGTGGACAAATATCCGTGTCTGCTCTTTCCAAGAATAGGACAAGGTCGAGACCAATTTCTGAAAGGATTGAACCGAGAGTAAGAGTGCTTGGTGGTAGGTTTGTCATTTTTGGTGGCTCCTTTGGTTGCCGTTCTCGTGATACCTCTACAATATGCGCCGCTTTCGGCATTGCAAGCCCTTTTCTAAACTTTTCCAAAACTGACACCTCCTGCAACGTTCTGCCACCTACTGCCGGCGGGCTTGATAGCCTCAAAAAACCTTCATACCCTGACACTGTATACACGAAACAACCAACGGAAAAGACACTTTGCCGGACCCAATTTACCTAACACTTGAGCCTGACACTGCAGTAGCTGGCGAGTCTTGGCTGTGGCAGATCAATATCCCTGAGTATTCAGCTGACGACGGCTGGACGCTGGAGTATGAATTCACAAACCAGAGCAATAACAAGATCAGTTTCACCACCACGCCGGCGACCGATGGCAGCGGGGACCACGTAGTAAATCAGGCTTTTGCAACTACGGCGCTCTACGAGGCTGGCGGTTATAATTGGGCTGCTTTTATTACTGACAGCGGCGACACCTACAAGATCCGAGTAAATACCGGCTTCCTTGAGGTCGTGGAAGAGTACAGCACCGGCAGCGCGGACCCTCGCAGTCATGCACGGCGCACGCTCGACGCTATTGAGGCGACTATTGAAGGGCGCGCAACTAAAGAGCAGCAGGAGGTAAAACTCGGTGAAACAACCTTGAAGTTCCTCAGTCTCGAAGACCTTATTAAGGCCAAAAAGTATTATCAAAGCCTCGTTTCACAGGAAGAGCGCGAAGAGAGGCAGGCTGCGGGCGATATCAACCGGCGCTTGATGCTAGGATATGGTACAACAGTATGGGGCAGCGGCTCCGGTATCTCAACAACGTAAAGAATCTATGAAAAGCACAATCAACAAGGTAATTGAAACGCAAACAGGCTCCCGCTCGTATCAGGCAGCAGCACAAAGCCGGATTGTAAATGGCTGGGTTACGACTGACAACACCGCGCTTTATGAAATTCAGGAAAGCCTGCAGGCACTGCGCGCTCGCTCGCGGCAAATGGAGCGGGATGACGACTACTTCAAGCGCTACATCGATCAAGACGTGATTAACGTGATTGGGCATGAAGGAATCAAGCTGCAGAGCAAGGCAGGGACACCAGACGCACGAAAAGCGGTTGAGGCGGCTTGGAAGGACTGGGGAAAACGCGAAAACTGTACAGTCTCCGGCAATATGAGTTGGTACGATGTGCAAAAGCTCATTCGGCGCTCAGTTGTTCGCGATGGTGAGTTTTTTGTCATTATTCGGAAGACCGGAAAGTATAAAACACAGCTCAAGCTTTTAGAATCTGATTACCTCGACGAAAACTATATGAAAACCGCGCCGAACGGTAATCAGATTCTCTCTGGCGTTGAAGTAAACGACGACGGCAAGCCCATTGCATACCACTTCTGCAAGTACCGCATCGGCACCAATAGGGGCGTAAAGAACGGTTATGTGCGCATTCCTGCGGCGCAGGTCGTCCATTGTTACGATATCGAGCGGCAAGGCCAGCTACGGGGCGTCCCCCACGGTCATGCGGCTATGTTGCGCCTTCATTTACTCGGTGAATATGAAAAGGCGGAGTTGCTAGCGGCGCAGGTGGGGGCTTGTAAAAGCGTATACATGAAAACGCCAACAGGTGAAGGCGATTTTGAGATAGAAGGACGCCCCGCTTTTGGTATGGAGCCCGGCACAATCGAGGTATTGCCGCCCGGGTGGGAGCCTATGTTTGTGGACCCTAAACACGGTGGCGTACAGTTTGCCGTTTTTATTAAGCAATTGCTGCGAGGCATTGCGTCAGGGATGGGGATGAGCTACAATAACCTTAGCAACGACTTGGAGGGCGTCAGCTATTCAAGTTTGCGCAGCGGGGCGCTATTGGAGCGCGACAATTACCGGCAAGGCCAGTCATCGACATCCGGATGGTTTCAGCAAATTTTCGATGTATGGATTCAGCAACAAACACTGACCAAAAACGTTAACGGAATGACTGCTTCCCTTAAAGAAGAGTATTCGCAGGTGAAATGGCGCCCGCGCGGATGGAAGTGGGTTGATCCGCAGAAGGATATCACAGCAGCGAAGGACGCCCGTGCAATGGGCTGGCGCTCAGATTTTGACATTGCTGCAGAGCTTGGCGAGGACTTCGAGCAGAATTTACAAGACAATCAACGAGCCGACGCGATGCGCGAGGAGTATGGCCAAGCGCAGCCTGTAGAAGGTTCAAACACACAAACACAAAACGGAAACGAAAATGAACAAAACGGAACTACTGCGGAAGCTGAATAGTGACAACGTTTTTCGGCACTTCCAAGCGTTGCGCGCGGCAGAAGTAGACGAAGAAAAGCGCACGATTGAGCTTTCATTTTCGAGTGAAACACCGGTTGCACGCAGCTATGGTGATGAAGTACTTGGGCACCGTGAGGGTGAGTTTTCCTTTGACCGCTTGAATAATGGCGCGGCGCTGCTGATGGATCACAACGGACGTGATCAGATTGGCGTTGTATTGAAAGCTTGGACTCAAGACGGCATTGGGCGCGCACTCGTCAAGTTTGGACGCTCAGAGCGGGCGCAAGAAATCTTTCAGGACGTTGCAGACGGCATTCGCACAAAGATCAGCGTCGGCTACGATATTAACGACTATGAGAAGACGGAGCGCAGCGGGGAAGCCCCTTCATACCGCATGAACTGGTCGCCCTACGAAATCTCAATTGTTTCAGTCCCTGCTGATGACTCTATTGGCATTGGTCGGGCGCTGAATGGTTTGGAGGCAGCGCTTCCAGAGAAAGACGAAAAATCAAAAACCGTGCTTGTTTCAGACGATGATTCAGGGACAAAAGAACCAAAAAAAGAAACCAAAACACAACAAAGGAACATCGTTGTTATGGCAGAAGAAAACAAGCACGAAGCGACCAAGGAAATCATCGCCCTGTGCAATCAGTTCGGAAAGCGTGAACTCAAGGACAAGGCTCTCACCGAGGGCTGGCCAATTGAGCGCGTAAAAGATGAGATCTTGAAAGAGCAGGGCGCTCAGCGCATCGCAGAACCTGCAGCAAAGCCTGAGCTTGGCATGGACAAAAAGCAAATTGAGAATTATTCGCTTGTTCGTGCTATCAATGAGTGGGTTGAAACTGGCACTGTCACCGGTCTTGAGGGTGAAGCCTCCGCAGCAGTTATGAAGAAAACGGGTCGATCACCCAAAGGCTTCTTTGTTCCTTTTGATATCCAAAATGCGCAGTTTGGCACTCGTGACCTGAATGCATCCACTTTCACCAAGGGCGGCGCTCTCGTTGGAACACAGATGCAATCAATGATCGAACTCCTGTACAACCGCATGGCAGTTGTTGGCCTTGGTGCCCGCACCCTTTCCGGCTTGCAAGGTAACATCGCGATTCCAAAGATGAACGGCGGTGCAATCGCTTATTGGTTGGCAGAAGGTAGCGCGGTTCCGGAAAGGGACCAAGCTTTCTCGCAAATTGGTATGACGCCAAAACGCTTGGCAGCTGCCACGGCATTCACCAAGCAGCTCTTGATTCAAAGCTCCCCATCTGTGGAGGCTCTTGTTCGCTCCGACCTGATGACCGCTCTGGCGCTCAAGAAGGACAAGGCTGCAATTGACGGCTCCGGCACTAACGGCGAGCCTTTGGGTATCATCAACACTGCCGGCGTACAAAGCCTCACATTCGGCTCAAGTCCGACTTGGGCCAAGGTTGTCGAGTTTGAAACCAAGCTTGAAGAGCAAAATACGCTTATGAACTCACCGGCTTACTTGGTGCGTCCTGCAGTAAAGGGTGCGTGGAAAACTACCGTCAAGGAATCTGGCACGGCTCAGTACCTTTGGATGGACAACGAGGTGAATGGCTATGCTGCCCGCAGCACCAACCAGATGCCTGATAACAAGGTTCTCTATGGTGACTTCTCGCAGCTGATTATCGGCGATTGGGATGGAATGGACGTCACGGTCGATCCGTACACGCTTTCTACCTCCGGAAAGATCCGTATTGTTATCCAAACGCTGACAGATAACGCTATTCGCCACGGCGAGAGCTTTGTATACAGCGCAGACGACGGCAACCAGTAATCAACCAAAGCCCCTGCCTAAAAGCGGGGGCAATTCTTAAACAAAATCAGAAGGAAAATTAAAGATGATCTATGACTTGACTCCACTCGGTGCCGACTCCCTTATCAATTGCCAAAACGTTACAGGCACAGTGAATGGGGACGGTGTTGATCTTCAGGGACGCGAAGGAACCGT